AGCGACTTTACGGCAGATTGCAGCTGGTGCTTTCTCTCTTCCACCGTTCCAGGTTCCCTCAGGACCAAAGATATTATGGTAACGAGCAACACGAACAGGGATCCCATGATTACGGTTGTAAGCAAGGTAAAGTCTCTCGGAGAAGAGTTTTTCCCATCCATATTCACTATCTGGATCAGCGGGGTATGCAGATGATTCACGGCAATCTGGATTATCAGGATCTAGTTGATTATGCTCTGGATACATACATGCCGATCCAGAATAGAAAATCTTAGTTTTGTTCTGTTCTGTAATTTCGTTCCACTTACGTTGCTCTTCAAGAACATTTAGATTGATGGAAACGGAGTTGTGCATGATGTCTGCATCATTCTCACCAGTAAAAACGAAACCCGCACCACCCATATCAGCAGCAAACTGGTAAATCTCATCAAAGGGTTCTAGAAACTTATCTACGATACTGACATAGAAGTTACCAGTTTCTCCGGCATAACGAATGCAACGAGCAACAAAACGTGTATCCCTAAGGTCACCAACAATGAACTCATTTGCATGAGATGCACAATACTCGGGACGTTTGAGGTCTACACCACGCACCCAATATCCTTCTTGCCGAAGTCGTTTGACCATATGACTTCCAATAAATCCACCAGCACCAAGAACAAGTGCTGTTTTCTTGTATTCAGACATAATAACTCACATTCCCCTTATATATTATAGTTTGATCCAACGTTCATTGGCAAGAGTCCATTCAACAACTTCATGAATACGATCACGAATATTCTGTGGTTCCCATCCCATCTTTTTCATCTTCTCACCAGAAAGTGCATAACGAAGATCATGACCAGGACGAGTAGAATGGAAATCAACCATCTCATACTTCAGTTCTTTACCCTGAACATCAGCAATGATCTGTGCCAGTTGTAGATTGTTCAGTTCTTCAGCACCAACAATATTGAACTTAGGACACTTGGCACCACCATAGTTTCCTGTCTCCACTATGGTGTCACGTGACAAAAGGAACAGCAGTGCATCAGAAACATCCTCGGCATGAATGTAGTGACGAGAACCAGGAATTGTCTTAGTCTCATCACTATGAATAGTGATTGCTTCACCATCACGGATACGTTTGATGCACATTGGAATGAACTTCTCCGGATGCTGACGTTGGCCAAAGACATTCATCGTGTGAGTAATATAGACGGGAAGTCCATAAGTGTTCTCAAATGCCACTGCCAGTTCTTCACCACCTGCCTTAGTTGCACTATAAGGATTTGTAGAATTGTATCGATCATACTCTCCATAGTTGATTCCATTAGGAGCAGGACCAAACACTTCATCGGTGCTGAAATATACAAATCTCTCAAGATGGTCAAGACCACGAGCATAGTCTAGAATGTTGCAGGTCGCCACAACATTATCCATGACAAATTCCATTGGATATTCAATACTACGATCTACATGAGATCCAGCAGCAAGATGAAGAACATAATCTACACGTCCAACATCGGCAGCAATTAGTGGATTGACTGCTGCTTTAAGATCGTGGAATACAACCTTTACACGAGCACGATCTTCATCAGAAAAGTCTTTTAGAACATCTTGAAGACGATTTAAATTACCACTGAAATCAAGTCTATCAAGTGTTACAACTTCCCAATCAGTATTCTTAAGAATTTGAGATATGAGGTGATGTGCAATAAATCCTGCACCACCAGTTACCAAAGCTCTTTTCATTTCAATCCTTATACTATAGTAATTATTATACTAAAAAAGCAGAGTTTATGCAACCCTGCTTCATACGGTCTTTTCATGCACGCCACTTGCTCTTTAACCTGAAGCAAGAAACAGGGCGGGAGAGAGATCCCATCCGCACCACCAATCCTTGAGAGAGATTGGAAACTCATAATAGGGTCTAATGACTCCACCAGGGTAAGTTTAGAGTCATTCCAAGACTCGGGAATGAAGGGGATACTTCAACCGACCAGTGCTGTTATAGACCATCCGTGTCTTCATCGTCCTTGACATAACAAGGAACCATATCTGGGTCCAACCACTTGGTGTACTCAAAATCTTCCATTGCAGTCATAAGTTGCATTTCATTATCACAGAGATACATATCTCGATAACGACCAGTATAAGAATCTACTTTTTGAATACGGCAATCTGGTTTTCCGTTGATTTCCAACTTACCAACCTGAACATAACGATAAGGAAACTGCTCCATAAGAACAGTTGGTTTTTTCACAACTTTCATCAAGCAACCTCAACAGTCTCAAGATCTTGATAGATATATTCCATAAGAATTTCATAATCATCAAGAGGGTCACCGGAGAATACTACTCCTTCTGACTCATAATATCGACGGACTTTTTTGTAAAGTTTCGGATTCTTTACATCAAGATAAAAATCTCCATTAGCAGCAGCACGAAGAGTGCTAATGTCTTTCTTGAATTTTTCAGTCAGTGCCATTGTTGTTTTTGGTTTACCTAGTTATTATAAGGTGTTGTGACTATGTAGTCAAGTGTGCCAGTCGGAAAACTGGCAAGTCCGGGTGGAGGGGATCGAACCCCCGACTTTCTCATCCCAAATGAGACGCGCTACCTCTGCGCTACACCCGGTGGTAGTGTTCAATCTGATGGCAGTTTGCACATAAGACCTCACACTTTTTAGCCTCCAATTTCATCTTATCAAGGTTTACTCTTCGTTGATACATATCAGCAATATTTGCTTCCTTATCACCATTATGATGAAACTGTAAAGCACGATGATCACTGTATCCACAACGATTACATTTTAGTGTTTTTTTCCACTCAATGTATTCTTCCCTGATACGATCTTTTCTTGGTTGCTTGGACTTTGAATAACAAGGAATGCATAAATGCCTTTTGTATTCAACTCCTTTTACTTTACCAGCATTGGCAAACTCATCAAGAGATTTTTCACAATTGCAAGATTTACAAACTCTGGTTTCCATTTGGGGATACTATTAATATTCCCAAATATTTATAAAGATAGGTTCCTTTCGCCGCTAGTCCTGAACCTACCAAAGGGGACTACCGCAGTTGAGTGGTCTTACCTCCCAACAGAATTAATTATACTACTTCTTGTGTCCCTTGTCAAATGGTTCCCAGTGTTGCCAGTTGTATTTGTGTATAAGATAGATACCCAGAATAGGCACCACAACTAAAAGGTAACAAAGAAATCCTAATGTAACTGGTGTCTCTAATGCCCACCGTGCGAAGTGTCCCATTATTCTGAAAAGATAGAAACTACAAATAAAAATACACCAAACATACACATAAAAAATAGAATCCCTAGTTGGACTTCCATGTTTCCCAGGGGTTACAGTTATGCAAACATGATTCTGGATGTGCCCATTCTCTTTCCTCTTTCTGAGATAACTGATACCTCAGTCTTCGAATCTCCTCTTTGAGCCACATATTTTCTCTTTTTAGTTCTTGTATTCTATCCATAGTCCTCTAAAGTATCGATCTACTTGATTTAAACATTCTAATGGTGCTACTTCCTCTTGGAGTGCCCATTCATAGCAAAAGTCAATCATATCTGATGAAACGTGACTGACTCCATATATTCTTGAGAAAGATGATGCTGCGAAATGAAACCGCATTCTAGTGTGCGGTGCCATTGCCCTTATAGTGTTCGGATTCATAGTAGTGCCCCTTCTTAGAACCGAAATAGATTGTAGTGATTACAAAGGGTATTGCAACTATAATGAGTGCTTTTCCTAACAAGTGTTCCATTAGATTATAGATGAATGTTTGGTGGTATAGTCCCACTGTCCGATTGCGTGAAAAATGCCTTTACAAGTGGCGATTGCAGTATTTCCACCCCTAACCATAAAGTTGTATCCACCATCCACATCACAAACATCACGATTAGTATCACAGTCAAGATATGCGATGCCCAATTTTGAACAATACTCTTCTCTTTTCCAACAGTCCTCAATACTGCTATTGCCATAATTAATAACAATATCGCCTTCACGACATAATCGTAGTAACCCATTGAGAGTATCCTCCACATTTTCTGGGGGTAGAGCCATCATAAAAATACCCGGTTTTCTATCAGAAATATTTTTATGACTGTGTATCATCAGAACAAGGCTTTCCATATTAGTGGTACATCCACTGATATGACCCTTTTCATATTGTTCACAAAGTTTTTTATAGTTGTTTTCATAACCCCATACCTCATATCCTTTCTTGATCATACGGAGAGCAATATTTTCACCAATCTTACCGAATCCAATAAGACCTATTTTCATATAATTCTTCCTGGTATATAATCAATACCGTCAAGAATCTCATTAAGAAGGTTTCCATATTCTTTGAACTGTTTGTCTCCTGCAATAAAAACTCTTTGCCTACGCCATATTGCTTCGGCAAACATTCTTCTTTCTTGTTCTGTGAATTGAGTAAATCTGCTCATTTGATTAATTCCATTGCTTTATGTAGTTGTTCATAACTCCCCACCATCTTTTTTTCCTATCAAATAACCAAGCAAAATACCACTTAACCAAGCAATATAAAGATATAAAATACTGGAAATAAATTCGATAAATTCAGTCCAGTTCATCCTCAACCTCCTCATATAAAGGACAAGGTTCCTCAAATAACAATGCCATTCGAAGTTCCTTAACTTTTTCTTGTAACTTTTCGTAGTCTTCCTCGGTCATTTGTTTTTGAATAAATCCTCTACTTGTTTGCGAGCATTACTCATTTTTTCTTTTTCACGTTCAGAGTGTCTATAACCACGCTTTCCGTGATAAATGAAATGTCCTTGACAAATCATAGTGATACCGAAAAGAAATAAGGTGATAACACCTATCCACTCTACAATGTGATGTTCAACCATGGAAATAAAGGAGGGATTACTCCGATAAGTCGAAGCAGACCTTCAGCAAAAAGTGCAAGAACAACCCAACCAACACACATACTGATAATCGAAGCATTGCGATTGTGCTTTCGTATGGCATCATCAATCATCTCCTGCACTCTTTCTTCGGTCAGTCTTTCGGGAGGTTCTATGCCCTTTCCCCAATCCTTAAACATTATTTTTCATCTCCAAGAAACTTTGCCAGAGGATCTTTTCTAGTTTTTACAATTGCTACAGCTCTTTTGTAGAACATATTGTCTGTGTTGCCAGACTGTTCGAAGGTCTCCTTGATCTTCACCCAGTTATTATAGGTGTGTTGATCCATAGGTCCAGTGTTTAATATCTACTAGCTATAATAGTCAGTAGTTTAAACCTGTCAAGTTTGTGTTGATACAAAAATATAGATTAAGAAAATCTGTAGTCTTGTAATATTTGTAAACGGAGAGAGTAGGATTCGAACCAACGGAAGCTTTCACTTCGGCAGTTTTCAAGACTGCTGCCTTAAACCACTCGG